TAAAAATAAGATGGAACAATACGGAAAAAGCCGTAGAAATAAGACAACGACTCAATAATAATCTACCAGTAAATATTGTTTATGAATTACCGTGGTTTTGGAAGGTCGTTTTGGCAAAATAAAAAAAGAAACATTACACCTTTGGAGAAGAAGGTGAATTATTCAACTACTAGAACGAAAAGGTGGTAAAAAAAGAAATCAATTTATGTCTAAAAGAACAAAAAGAAATATTAAACGAGAAAACCGGAAAAATCCATCCAAAAAATAAAATCTCTCAAAAAATTGAATTTATTTTTTCATTTCAAATAAAAAATATAGAATGTCCGAAATAATAAATCGACAAATCGCAATTGAACGCGAAAGACAGAATATCCGCACCTACGAAAAAGATATAAGGTTCCATATAATGACGACACGATTTGATGATAAGACGGAAGAAGAAAATCGCAGATTTCGCATAGCAAAGAATATCCCAAACTACTGTATTTATGGCTGCCCAAAAATGATAACACAACATATGAAACCAGACGCAAAGATATTTGTTTTAGAAATGAATAATGATAAGAATAAAATTATCGGAATAGGATTAATTATAAACAGACTAGATACGCGAGACTATAATATTTATAAAGATGTGAATTATAATAGATATTGTTATATAGGAAAAACGCGAATTCCGAGAGAAGAACTAACAGAAGAAGAGGAAATCACACTAAAAATATTCGATAAATTATGTTTTGAAGGAACCTTACATTCAAAACGTGGCCAAGGAATTATAACCTTTCCAACAAAGATATTATATCGCTGCCGAAAATTACGTAATTTAGAGCAAGACTTAGTAGATATGTTTAAGAAACGTCAGAATACTCAAAAACCAAAAATATAAAAACGTAGAATTAATATATAAAAGATCCATATAATTCATAATAATGAGTAAAGAAGATGACCAATATGATATTTCGAAATATACGGATAAAGAACTATATAATATTTTAGACTTAAATAATCCAAGTGACAGAGAATTAGAAGCAAGAATTATACATTTGATTAATAAATATGCGAGTATGCATAACGACTCTGGCTATAAATTAGCGATTTTTTTCCAAAATATGTATTATCATTTTTTTGATACAGACGCAGAAGCCGAGTTAGATACCGAGACAAAAGAAGGATTTACAAATGAAGCAAATCCATCTGCAGTAACAATTACAAGTGCAGCAAACTCGGAACCAAAAAATACTCAAATTGGAAATGAATTACGAAATACACAAACAGGACAATCGGCGACATCCGCTGATATTATAACTACGACAAATTTTAATTATAAGTTAGATAAATTTGGCATGAATCCATTATTAAAACAAACTGTAACACGCATAATAAGTATTGACAGTCAATATAGGCAAAATAAATTAAACTCATTAACCACAAATTTTACATTAAATCTATCCGAACCGCTAAAAGATGTAGTATCTTTAACATTAGAAACCGTAACTATACCGTTTTCTTGGTATACTATTAGTAAAAGTTACGGAAGTAATTTTTTTATTATAAAAGGTCGATCGGATGAAATAAATACGAATACGTATAATGGATATTACGATTATAAAATAGAGATACCTCCGGGAAATTATGTTTTAGATAGTACAAAAACAAATTATATTTGTTCAGCAATTCAAAAATCAATAACTGATTTATCAAACACATATTCAGATACGAATTTTGGAACAACAAATGTATTATATAATCAGTCGACGATAAAATCATCAATAACGTTAGATATACAACTTGCGTATAACGAGACATCATTTAAAGTTGATTTTTCAAATTCAATTATTAATAATCAATTTGGATTTTATAAAGATGAATATACGCCATATACAATTCTATCTAACAATCGCGCTATAACGAATGATAGGAAAATAGTATATTGGCTAGATTCTTCAAATAATTATTTTAATGTAGTACAATATGATTATGATTCGACTAGTACAGACCCACAATATTTATATAATAATATAATTACTACAATTCCAATTCAAATCGATTTGCCAGATGGAAGTTATTCGTATATTAATTTATATACGGCAATAAATCGAGCGATTCAGTCTTCCTCGTTTTTAGATATATCATATTCAAGATTAGAATTAATATCGGATATAACAAATACCGAATATTTTAAAATGAATATAAAATTAAATCGCTATAAAGTAAAACCTGTACCTAATTCAAAAGTAGCAGTTATTTTTCCCGATCATGACACTACGTTATGGACGTCACCGAATTCATGTTTTTATTTTAAAAATAAGATTAATGAAACGAATGTGATATATGCAGAAACTCCTAGTGTACCTTCATCAATTATAGTAGATAATTGGACATATATATCATTTATATGTAAGTCACCCTCAATTTATGGATCAACCTCAGATTTTTCATTAAATGATATAGTATTAAAAATTGACTCGAAAGAATATTTACAAAATGAATTTATAACGAAATTAAATTCATTATGGTCACTTTATCCTAATACATTTAATACTAATATGAAGGCATCAATTGATACAAACGATAGGTTTAATTTAAATATAGATATTTTAAAACAATTCGATACAGATGCATGGAGTATTTATATTGACCCAAGTTCAGTACTAACTCAAATATTTGAAATAAGTTCAGGGTATTTTAATCTTTCCGATTTATCGTTGATAAATTATGAATTTAAAGGAATAGCTGGTGATATTAATAATTCCGTAGTTACGAATACAAGAAAAATATTATCTTATTATCCAAATAGAACAAAAAATTTGGGCAATAAAAATGACATTTCATACAACATTTCTGTATCAACGAATCAATATGCAGATTGGCGAGCATTACTTATTGAAATAAATTATCAATTAATTAATTTTAAAACAACTGATTCAAATCAACAATTTACATTAAAGAACAGTATTCTAGATCAATCTGGAAATAATATAACATTAAAAATGAATATTATATATGCCCTGACAGAAGATAATTATTCTGTATATTTTTATGATTATAATGAGGGAACAACAAATATAGAAATATCCAATATAATTAACTCCTGGTCAACCTTAAAAATTGATTTTTCTTACAATATAAATACACTACCATATGATGCGACTGGAACATCTAGAATACTTATTGGAGAAAGTATTGAACTATCACCTGTATATGTAACACCTTTAAATAATACATTTTATATAACTCCATATAGTAGTATTGGAGGAGTATATCATGAAAGTAATCACTTTAAAATAACTATACCAATAACTGATAGTAATAATAATATAATAAATTACTCTACGAATCGTTTAATAAATACAATTAATGATATTTTTAGTAAAGACTCTAGATTAGTTGGTTCAAGAATTATTCCATATATTAAAGATAATCATTTATATGTAAAGTTATTATTAAATATTAATATTATATACACAACAGACGATTACGATATAGTATTTTACGATGCAATCAGTTATATAAATTGTTATGCGGGAGCAACATCTGTTAGAAATACAACTTGGGATTCTACATTAGGATGGATATTAGGATTTCATGATTATACAAGTTATTCGTTAACAAAAGATAAACAAACTGATAACAGTTATTATGAAGAATCTACCACCGGAAGCTATTTTTATAATTCACAATCGGGTATATTTTCTTCTCAAATAAAAAATACAATTATTACATTAACCGGAGATACTGGAACGACGACGAATTTATACAATTATTTTTTATTAGTATTAGATGACTATATTCAAAATCATTTAAATGACGGATTAGTTTGTATTACAAATAATGAAACTGCAATACCAGTTCCAACATATTCTACAAATAATGCAGATAATGTATGTGATCCAATTACAAATACTGCAATAATTGTATCAACAGTTAATAGAGATGGTCTTACTCAAAAACAACTTTATGCAGCAAATCAAGCAGTTATTTCAAAACCACGTGATAATTATATATATACGCGTAGTCCAAATGTACATGATGTATTTGGTATAATATCAGCGGCTCCTCCTACACAATTACCAGGAACTTCATATACAGTAAATGGTGGAAATTTACAGAATCATCAAAGACTCTATTTTGGACCCGTTAATATAAGTCGACTTTTGATTCAGTTAAAAACAGATAAAGGGGATATTTTAGATTTAAATGGGTCAAACTGGTCATTTTCTCTAGTATGCGAGCAATTATATCGAAATAGTTAAAATATATAGAATATATAATGGATAGTATTAAAGACGTATTTGATTTTATTGGGGTAAGTGGACAAATACTAACCGCAATTATAGCGGTGATAGCACTTTTAGAAAGACCGCCCTATTTAATCGCATTTATATTAGGTACGTTTTTGAATGAAATCGTAAATTCGATTCTAAAAATGATTATAAAACAGGATAGACCGAGAAATCCGGTTCATTATATTGATGATGCGGGTGTAACTGGGGCACATATTTATGGAATGCCATCAGGTCATGCTCAGTCAACATTCTTTGCGACTACCTATTTATATCTAGTAAAAGCGCCTCCTACTATAATTCTTATATGTCTATTTATCGGCATATTGACGCTATATCAGAGATGGAGTTTTAGAAGACATACGATAGAACAATTAATTGCAGGATTAATAGTAGGTATAATAGTGGCAAATATTGTTTATCAACTAACAGTCGAGTATTTACGGCGTATATGATAAAAAATAATGATGAAAACAAAATTCTCAGAGAAATATATAATGGCGCAGAATAATTATATAGATTTTATAAAAAATAGAACGATAATAAACGATTTATCAAATCAACCTTTCGTATTAGATTCTTCTACATATACAAATATAACATCGTATTCACTTACTACAGAATGTAATCAAAATACAAAACTCGTATATAGTAAATTACTTACGCCGAATACTCCGCGTATTTTTAATATGGATCTATCTACGAATAATTGTTTAACAAATAATAGAATAAATAGAGTACTGCAACCAGTCCAGCTACCTAGTCCAACAAAACCGTATATCAAAAGTCGCGATAATTATATCGTCCTATCGAATGATAACACTCGCAAATGTATATGTTTAAGAAAATATGCGAAATGTAGAACGCGAATCTGTAAATGTTCTTAGATGTATGTTCTTAGATTTATTTATGAATAAATAAATCTAATCTAGTCTATAAATCTATAAATCTATTTTGATTCCAAGATATCAATCTTTGTTTGGAGAGATTTTACGGTAGATTTTAATTCTTGAAGTTCTTTCGTTAAAAGGGCAATTAAACCAAGATAATTTAAACTCTGCATATCTTTTGCGTCTTTTTCACCGGAAACCAAAAAGGGGAACTCTTCTTGAATCTCGTGAGCGATAAAACCCATATCTTCTTTTTTAGAATGTTTATTAAAATATTTCACAGGTTTTAGATTATCGATAGAGGCAGTAATAGGTTCAACATTTTCTTTAATACGATAATCTGATTCAGCATTAAAGGTCTCTGCTTTAACCGTTCCACTACACGTAATTGCACCAGAAGTTATAGTACTACTATTTGTATTAATACTTCCACAACTTAATGTTTGTGATGATGGAATGGTAATTCCACCGTTTGCTGTCAATAATCCTGTAAATGTTCCAGTTCCAGCG